TCAGTAACAACAGGTTACCCTGGGGCCGTTACGTTCCACCAGAACAGGCTTTGCTTTGCCGGTAATACTGAACTTCCACAGCGTGTTGATATGAGCCGCACAGGTGACTTCGAGAACTTTGCGCCAACGGAGCCTGACGCCACAGTTGTTGATGATAATGCCGTAACCAATAGTCTCTCTGCCGATACAGTGAACGCCATACGCTGGTTAGCTGATGACGAAAAAGGTCTGCTGATTGGGACTGTTGGTGGTGAGTGGCTACTGCGCCCGTCTGATACGGGCGGTATTACAACGCCATCTAACGTGCAGAGTAAACGCTCGTCAGCTTATGGCAGTGCCAACATCGAACCAATCCGTGCTGGGCGCGCAATTCTTTTTATCCAGAGGGCGCTTCGCAAGTTGCGTGAACTGGCGTATGTGTTTGAGGATGATGGCTTCCGTGCGCCCGATCTCACGCTTATTGCCGAGCATATAAGCCGTGGTGGTTATGTGGCGATGGCCTTACAGGCGGAACCCCACCCCCTTATATGGGGCGTTGTGTCAGACGGGACGTTAATATGTTTGACTTATGAGCGCGACCAGAAGGTTGTCGGCTGGAGCAGACACATTCTCGGCGGCACCAGTGACGCAGGAACCACGAAAGCCAAGGTTGAGAGCGTGGCGGTAATCCCGAACACCGCCGGGACGGCTGACGAACTGTATATGGTTGTGCAGCGGTATATTGATGGGGCGTCTGTCAGGTTCATTGAATACCTTAAACCACATTGGGCAGAAACCAACGACCAGGAGGATGCCTTCTTTGTGGATAGCGGCCTGTCATTAGACGCACCGTTGACCATCACCGCGATAACACAAGCTGATCCTGCTGTTGTGACGATCAGTAGTCATACCTTTACCGATGGAGATGATATCAGGATTAGTGAAGTCAATGGAATGACTGAGGTTAATAAGGTGGCTTATATTGTGGGGGAAGGAGCCACGAACACCTTTGAACTTTTCAGCAACACCGCAAACTCGGCAACAATTTCAGCCGCTACAAGGGCCAATCCTGTTGTCATTACCGCTGCCGGTCATGGTTTAGCCAACTCCGACCAGATTGGTATATTTGGTGTTGTCGGTATGACGGAACTAAATGGTAACGGTTACACAGTTGCCAATGTTACTGCAAACACCTTCCAACTCTCTGGGATCAACGGGACTGGATACACTACTTATACTTCTGGTGGTGATATTCGTGATGCCATTAACAGCACCAGTTTTACTGCTTATGTCTCTGGTGGAGAAGCGCGTGAGAGGGCTACCTCTGTATCTGGTTTAGACCACCTTGAAGGAGAGACTGTTCAGATTCTTGCGGAGGGTGCAGCCCACGCCGATAAAACTGTTTCATCCGGTGCTGTAACTCTTGACAGGCCATCATCAAAGGTTCATGTCGGCCTTGGGTTTGTATCTGACTTTCAAACGCTACGGTTCGACGTAGGGGCGAGGGATGGCACCTCACAAGGTAAGTTTAACCGCTTCCATCGTGTCATTATACGGTTCCTTCAAACCTTGGGCGGTAGTATCGGTCCATCTACCGATAGCCTTGATACTTTGGTTCTCAGAGAAGGTGGAGACCCAATGGATACCGCCGTGCCTTTATTTACCGGGGATATAGAACTGGAGTGGGATGGAGCGTATGATGGTGACAACCATATCTTCTATCGGCAAGAGCAGCCGCTTCCGGTAACAATCCAGGCAGTAATGCCGCAGATGATTACACAGGACCGTGCATAATGTTTGAGGTTGTCCCCTTCAAATCAGAGCATTTAGCTTCTATCAAGCTACAGCAACAGCAAGCCTATCTGAGCGATTGGGTGACACTGGAGCAGGGGCGGGGACTTGAGGAACATCCAAGCTACACTGCTATGGTAGACGGGAAACCAATTGGTGCGGCAGGAGTGCTTCATATGTGGAAGGGACGGGCGCAAGCATGGGCGTTTATATCCAACACCGGCCCCATGAATTTCCTTAAAGGTCACAGGGCGGTTAAACGCTTTCTCGATGGTTGTTATGTCCAGCGTATGGAGATGACCTGTGATTGTGACTTTCCAGAGGCACACCGTTGGGCAAAAATGCTTGGGTTCCACATGGAATGTGAGCGAATGGTAAACTACAGTCCTGATGGGCGAGATTGTGCGTTGTATGCGAGGATAAGGTAATGTCTGGTGATCCGGTTACAATAGGGTTGATGGTTCTTAGCTCTGGTATGCAAGCTATAGGGTCGATTCAACAAGGGAAAGCCCAGCAGCAAGCAGCTAACTACAACGCACAGATGGCGTTCAATAATGCTGCCGCTGCTAGAGCCGCAGCAGAAGAAGATGCTAGACGTGAGAAGCGTCAGGGGTTGAAGCGCATGGGCGCTATGAGGGCGCATGACCCTGACAAGCTAGACCTGCTGGAAGATAGTGCTATGGAAGAAGAGCTTAATTTTCAGACTATTTTACACGGTGGCGAGATGCAAGCAATCGGATATGAAAATACGGCCAGACTTGAAATTGCCAGAGGTAAGTCTGCTAGGGCTGCGGGGTATGCTGGCGCTGCTGGTGCCCTCCTGTCTGGTGCTGGTAGTTCGCTTAGTCTAATGGGTGGTTTTGGTAATAGCTCCTCTCCCTATGACATTAAATCTACAAAAGCGCATTACCCATATTCAGGTGGGGGATAAACTCATGGGTTTAACAATGATTATGGATAAATACGATGGCACGAGCTAGAACACAAAACTATGCCTCAACAGCGCCAGCAAAGTCATACTCAGCACCAACTGGGGTAGCTGGACCGGTTGGCTCACGCAGGGCCACTGCCGAAGATTTTGGTGGTGTTGGAGCGGGTCTGGTAACAGCCGGTAAAGGGTTAGCAGACTTCGCAACAAAGTTACATGAGCGACAAGAGCAAGCCGATGTAACCCGTGCTGGTATGATGCAAGCAACAGCTACGGCTGATATAGCTGTGCTTATTAAAAGCGCGAGGAGTACCGCTGCACCTGGTGCCCCTGGTCACGTTGATAACACTGAAAGGATTGTTGACGAGTATTTTAACAACGAGGAACGTCGTGAGTCGATTACAACACCCGCAGGTAGAGCAAAATACCAACAAGTAATGGCGAATGTGAAGTCTCATTATATGGTTAGTGAAGTGGGATTTGCCGCAGAGGCCAGCGGCGTTCATGTAAGGAAACAGTACGCCGATAACCTGAACACCGCAAAGCTATTGCTGCGACAAACACCGACCGAGGTGATGCTACAACAACAAGTAGACAGTTTGACTGATCTAATACAAGACCCTAAAGGGGCGATCTACAACTCTAAAGGTCTAAATGCACAAGACCGCGCTGAGTTACTTACAGACGGTATTCAAGACCTTACTAAGGCGTATATAGAAGGACTCATACGAGTTGACCCGGATCAGACGCTTATAGACCTCGAAGGTGGTAAGTTTAACGACATGGTAGACGAGGAAGACGTTACGCCTCTCATCACAAAAGCAAAAAGTGCGGTACGTGCTGTGAGATTAGATGAAGACCTGGATAACAGACTTGAGGCGGCGAAAAGAAAAGAGGACGAAAGGATTATAGAGGATGATTTTCTTGATCGTTTAGCGCCGGGACACGAAAAACCACTAACTAATAAAGATGTGGACGATAGTACGCTCCCAACAAGAATGAAGATTACGTTGACGGATTTAATAAAAAATCGGGCAAACGACAGTTCACCAGGCTTTGTGATAGAAACTCTTCTGAAAATACATGAAGGGAAGATAAAAAGCCAAGACGAACTTATGTCGTTAGTAGGAAAAGAAAACGAGACGGGGAGGGGGCTAAATTTTAATGATTTTAAATTGTTGCGTAGTGAACTCCTTGGAACCGAGACACCTGACGGAAAAATTGAGGCGGCTTACATGGCAAAGGCGGTAAAATATGCGAGTACGGCTTTTGGGGCGAGTAACGACATAATGCAGATAGTCAACCCCCAGGGGGACTTTGAGCTTCTCGCTTGGTATGGGCCATTTAGAGAAGCATGGAAAAAGAAAAGGTCGGAGGGCATACCGGCACTAGACCTTATAACACCAGATAATCCAAATTCTTTGATTGACAATATAAAATCCAAATCATCAACACAGATTATACAGAACATGCTCCCACCATCAGGGGAGGCGGGGGTTCCCACACTCATCAAAGGCGTCAGAATAAAAGCCAATAGTATTCTGAATGACCCAAAAACAGGCGATAAAATTTATTCAAACATAATTGACGGTAAAGCGTATTGGTTTTATGAAAAAACCAATTTACGTGTTCCGGCGGTAGAGAAGGTTCGGCCATAATGGCTGACCTTTCCGTATATACGGAAGAACCCCCGGTTGGGTTTGCGCCAAGCCCCACTGCTAACCCCACAACCGATATACCGTTTGCTGGACCCGTTGACATACCCGATGATGTGCCGTCGCGGTTCAATGAAGTGGTGCCCCTTTCTGATCTAAGTGATACACCGGATGTGACACCTCTTGAACCACCACCACCTACCGACACACCCCCTGGTGTGCCGTCGCGGTTCAACGAAGTGGTGCCCACTTCTAATATAGTTGATACACCAGATGGACCGAGGATAATACCCGCTGGGGCTGGTGGGCTTTCTAGCGTTCCAGAACCCTCCCCTGTATATGACGAGTTGGTAGATAAAAGTTCTGTCGGGCGTGTTCTTGATCTTTTTGGTGAAGGAAGAGCCGCTGGCTGGGGGGAGGGGCGGTTAGGGTTGTCGGAGGAATCTGAGGCGGAGTTCGTGAAGAGGGGTATATATAGAAACGTGAATGACGCGGCGCTTCAACCTCTTCGTGCATTCAACCAAGCTGTTATACGCCCCCTGGCTGTGAGTATAGATGCTCTTTTACGAGGGGGTAACGCTATTCTGTTTGGGGTTGCCTATGCCACAGGACAGGTTGCCGAAGAAACCGGGTTAGCCGATCTTGTTGGTTTGCCAGGTACGAAACTGGCGCGTGATCTCATTGGTTTGGCCGATGTCGCCGGTATTGTGTTGGGCACTACAACACCCCGCGCCCCCGGCCCCCGCAGTATGAGTAAGTCAAATAGTATGCCTACGAAAGCCACAGAACCATTCAAGGATAAAGTGAAGAAACCGAAATCCGCCGAGAAAGCCCCTCTTCGGGAGGACAAGGCGGGAAACATCAACCTCAATAGGATAGACGCAGGGGAGGATGTTAAAGATGTGATCCGCGCTGCCGCTCTTGCCAGTGACGATTTTTTAACGCAACGGCGTGGCGTGGTAACTCACAAGCAAACGGGTGAGTTAGCAGATGCTCTTGGGATGACGCCAGAAGAACTGGCGAAGACAAAAGCAGGTACGGCATTTACCCCACAACAAATAGACGCTGCGCGTGACATTTTGGTAGACTCCGCTGAAGATGTGCGCCGTCTTGCTCTGAAGGCGGAAAACGGGCCGGACATCGACATAATTAACCTGCAAGAAGGTATTCTACGCCACCTCGCAGTTCAGGAGAGTGTATCTGGGGTCGCGGCGGAAGCTGCCCGCTCCTTGAATATCCTACGGAAAACAAAGAAGTCCAGATTGGACGCGGAAGGTCTCGCCAAGTTGTTGGAGAACGCCGGTGGCAGAGAAGCCATGAAAGAGATGATTAAGAGGTTGAGAGAGTTTAACAGCCCCCAGCAGATTTCTAAATACATCAGAGAGAGCCGCAAGGCTACCTCCGGGGATATGGCTGTGGAGGCTTGGATCAATGGACTTTTATCGGGGCCGCAGACGCATCTTGTTAATATCCTCTCAAACACGCTTGTGGCAACCTCTATGGCGATACCTGAAAGTCTTATATCCGCTGCTATTAGCACTTTAAAAGGAGCAAAAGGCGCTGATAAGATATATTTTGGTGAGGCCCGTGAGCGTCTATTCGCCATCGCTCAAGGTGGTATGGAAGGTCTACGTACTGGGTGGAGAGCATTTAGGACGGAGGAATATTCTAGTGTACACAC